TTTATAGGTATCAGCTTAAGTTTCCATTCACTATCAAACCTCTTATTTAGAAAGTTTGTTATTTGGTTCTTACGATCTTTGAACTCATATGGAGTTAGGACTATTACATTCCTTCCGCTCGATACCCCATACCTTGTAAATCCTGTAAGCGCTCTCCTTGTAGAGGTATTGTTTGATAAAAAAACTTTTGCTTTTCCTTCTCTTATTAATTGCTTTCGGCCTCTTATTTTAGGGCACTTATCTGCGGGTATTTCGATCTCAATTGCAAAACAGTCCATATCCCAACCAAGTGACTAAGCTATACAGATTTTATAAATCCACTTCGACCCTAATCCAATATTTAAATATTCCATTCGTTGTATAAAAAATGTAGCTTAAACATTGCCCTAAAGCAGATTAATTAGTTAATAAATTAATTGATCAATGGCCTGATAGTATAAACCATTCGCCCTTCAACCACTTCTATCGCAACCACTTCAAAAGACAACCCCATCGGCATGAGAACACCGTTACCAGCATTCAACATATCCAGATCGATACCTAATCCTCTTGCATTCTCAATCTTGATAACGATGTCACCTGCACTTTCAGCCATCAGCAACGGCGCATTCAATTGAACTGTTTGTCCTATCTGATATGCCACTACCTGTTGAAGTGTTGCGCCACCCACCACGGTTGAAGCTGTATTGCTTGCCACAGCCTGAATAGCTGCCATATCGGTACTCAGCCAGCGTTTAAGTACATCATCAGCCAAAGAGCTTGTAGCTGAGTTTAAATAGCTAGTCAGTACTGTATCATTCCTCTGCA